TCCCCATTCAGAGCAAGATGCCAAACTAGGCAAAGGCGACGTATTTTTGCCCGCTTGGGAATGGTTTCAGTCAGGACCACTACAAAGGCTTATGCCTGGGGGTGCAATTATTGTAGTAATGACTCGATGGTCTAAATTAGACCTGACAGGACAGATAGTTGACCAAATGGTTAAGAATGATGACGTTGATGACTGGGAAGTCGTTGAATTTCCTGCTATTTTAGAGGATAAAAAGGGAAATGAAGTCCCATTATGGCCTGAATTCTGGCCATTAGAAGAATTACAGAGTAGAAGAGCTGCATTAGACATACGATATTGGAACGCTCAGTACTTACAGAACCCAACATCGGAAGAAGGGGCACTTATTAAGCGTGAATGGTGGAATATGTGGGAAAATGACGACCCACCACCATGTGAATTCATAATAATGACACTTGATGCAGCGCAAGAAGCCAATAACAGAGCTGATTACAACGCGTTAACAACATGGGGCGTATTTCTTAATGAAGAAACTAATAATTACGCTATAATACTATTGAACGCAGTAAAAGAGCGTTTGGAATTCCCAGAACTTAAGCAGCTTTGCTTAGATGAGTATCAAGAGTGGGAGCCAGACGCCTTTATTGTAGAGAAAAAATCAAATGGTGCAGCGCTATATCAAGAATTTAGAAGAATGGGAATACCTGTGGGAGAATTTACGCCTGGAAAAGGGCAAGATAAGATTAGCCGTGTTAATGCTGTGTCTGATTTGTTTAGTGGGGGTGTGGTTTGGGCACCAGACAGACGTTGGGCGCATGAGGTTATTGAAGAATGCAACGATTTCCCTTCAGGTAAAAATGATGACTTGGTTGACTCAACAACCCTAGCATTATCAAGGTTTAGACAAGGCGGATTTATTCGCTTGCCAAATGACGAAGAAGATGATATACAGATGTTTAAAGGTAGAGGCAATAAACGATTATATGCATTATAATTAAGGAGATGGGATATGAAGGGTGTTAAACATTATACTAAAGACGGAAAAGAACATAAGGGTTCAACCCATAAGATGTCAGATGGTACATTGCATTCAAATAAAACTCACACCAAGACATCAAAAAAATTAGTACATTTTAAAGAGTTATCACAAGCAGCGAAAAAAAGAGCTAAGGGATAAAATTATGGCAGACGTAGATAAAGGACTATACGCAGCTCCAATCGGGGTTGAAGAGGTAGCTGAGAATGAAGAGGCTATTGAGATTGAAATAGAAGACCCTGAAAGTGTAACTATAGGTATTGGTGATACAGAAATAGTTATTGATCCTGATGCTATGGAGGACGATGAGTTTAATGCTAACTTAGCTGAAGAATTAGATGACAAATATCTAGCTGAACTCTCTTCAGATTTACTAGAAGATTTTAGTAATGATGTTAACTCCAGAAAAGATTGGCTAGAAACTTATGTTGATGGCTTAGAACTATTAGGACTTAAGATAGAAGAAAGATCCGAACCATGGGAAGGCGCATGTGCTGTCTATCACCCACTACTCTCCGAAGCACTCGTTAAATTCCAAGCTGAAACAATGATGGAAACTTTCCCTGCGGCAGGCCCAGTAAAAACTTCTATTATTGGTAAAGAAACACCAGATTGTATGGAAGCTGCTGCACGTGTACAAGAGAATATGAACTATCAACTCATGGATAAGATGCCAGAATATCGCCCAGAACATGAAAGAATGTTATGGGGTTTAGGATTAGCAGGTAATGCATTTAAGAAAGTTTATTATGACCCAGCTTTAGAAAGACAAGTATCTATATTTGTACCCGCTGAAGATATGGTTGTACCATACGGTGCTTCTAACTTAGAGACAGCAGAACGTGTAACTCATGTTATGCGTAAGACAGAACAAGAACTTCATACGTTACAACACCTTGGTTTTTATCGAGACATAGAACTAGGAGAACCTAGCTACGACTTAGATGAAGTAGAGAAAAAGATTGCAGAGCAAATGGGCTTTGATGCAACTAACGATGATAGATATAAAATATTAGAGATGAATGTTAACCTTGATTTAGAAGGTTATGAAGATGAAGACAAAGATGGTAAAACAGGAATAGCGTTACCTTATATTGTAACAATTGATAAAGGTACAACAGAGATTTTATCTATTAGACGTAATTGGAAACAAGAAGATGATCAACAAAAACGCCGTGAACACTTTGTTCATTATGGCTATATCCCAGGATTTGGTTTTTATTGCTTTGGTCTAATACATCTGATTGGTGGATTTTCAAAATCAGGCACAATGTTATTAAGACAGTTAGTAGACGCGGGTACATTATCTAATCTCCCAGGTGGGTTTAAAGCCAGAGGCTTACGTATTAAAGGTGATGATACACCAATTGGACCAGCAGAATGGAGAGATGTAGATGCTCCATCAGGAACACTCCGTGATAACTTAATGCCATTACCATATAAAGAGCCAAGTCAAGTACTTGCTGCTTTGATGGACAAGATTATTGACGAAGGTAGACGCTTTGCTTCTGCGGCAGATATGAAAGTATCTGATATGTCAGCTAACTCTCCAGTAGGTTCTACACTTGCAATACTAGAACGAACACTTAAAGTCATGTCAGCAGTTAATGCTCGTATCTATTACTCTATGAAGAAAGAGTTTGGATTGCTTAAGAATATCATTGCAGACTATACAGACCCTGACTATCAGTATGACCCATCAACAGGAACACCTGGCGCTAAACAATCAGACTATGAGAAAGTAAATCTTATTCCTGTCGCTGATCCTAATGCTGCAACGATGGCACAGAAGGTTGTTCAGTATCAAGCTGTTATGCAGATGGCACAACAGAATCCAACTATATATGATTTACCAGAACTTAATAAACAAATGCTAGAAGTTTTGGGAGTTAAGAATATAAATAAACTTATACCAGATGAGGATGATGTAAAACAAATAGATCCTGTATCTGAAAACATGAATATAATTAACAGTAAACCTGTTAAAGCGTTTCTTGACCAAGACCAAGAAGCTCATATTAAAGTGCACATGGCGTTTGCTCAAGATCCTAAAATTAGACAGTTAGTAGGTCAAAGCACTAAAGCTCCAATAATACAAGCAGCTATGGAAGCACACATAGCTGAACATTTAGCTTTCCAATATAGATTAGAAATTGAAAAACAACTAGGGGTACCGTTACCACCTGTAGATGATCCACTACCAGTCGATATTGAAAATGATATTGCTAGATTAACAGCAGAAGCTGCAGAAAAACTATTGCAACAAAATACAGCTGAAGCTCAACAACAACAAGCTCAACAACAACAGAAAGACCCTATTGTTCAAATGCAACAACAAGAGCTTGCAATTAAACAAATGGAAGCTCAAGCTAAAGCTCAAAAAATGGAAGCTGATACTCAACTAGATGTAGCTAAACTTGAATTAGAAAAAGAAAAATTAGTATCTGATGAAAGAATAGCTGGAGCTAAAATTGGAGCTAACGCTAGTCTTGATAATAGAAAAATAGACGCTAAAGATTTAATGGAAGGAACAAAAATGGGAATACAAGCAGTGCAACAAAAACAAGACTTTGCATTGCGTGCAAAAGAATCTCAGCTGCGTAATGTAGCTAAGGTAGATGAAACTAAACTTAAGGATGAAACTCAACTAAATATAAAGGAATAAAAAATGGTCAAGGAAACGTTAATGCTTCTAGCAACCCAGGTAGAAGAAAGACGCAAAGATTTATTAGAAAGTATGGGTAGGGGAACCGATAAATTTGAATCTTATTTATCAGCAGTTGGTGAAATAAGAGGATACATGATTATGCAAGCTATGATTGCAGACGCTATCAAAACTCATGAAGAAGGTGATGAAGATTTTGGTGCTAACCCAACGGATAGCGTAGTCAAAATAAATTCAAAAAAGGGTAAAAAATGAGTACAACCATTGCTACCCCAGACAAAAAAATAGTCTCTATTTCTGGAGACCCAATCAAATCTAAAATTACTACAACCAAAGATGGTAAGAAAATAACAGGGGATGAAGCTATTGCAAAACTAGCAACTCAACTACCTGATGTTAAAGGCTATCGTTTATTGTGTATTGTTCCTGAAGCAGAGGAAACGTATGCAGGTGGTATTGTAAAATCTGATGAGGTTAAAAAAATTGAAGAAGGTGCAACTGTATGTCTATTTGTAATGCAGTTAGGTGATTTAGCTTATCAAGACAAAGCTAGGTTCCCCGGAGGCCCATGGTGTAAAGAAGGAGACTTCGTTATAACACGTGCTTACGCAGGTACTAGAATCAAAATTCACGGAAAAGAATTCCGCATAATAAACGACGATACCGTAGAAGCAGTGGTCGATGACCCTCGTGGCTACGAACGCGCATAGGAGAATAGCATG